CGCATCAGCGAAGCGACAGCATTACGCTGACCTGAAGGGACGAACGCACCGCGCGATTCGACCGCGATCGCCTCGCCAACATCGGAGAAGCCGCTGTAGCTGTAGACGATGCCGTTCTCCCAGTGACCGAAGTAGAGGTTGGGCCCCATCACCGCCATCGCCGAGATCGGCAGCCCATTGAAGATCGCCCACGCCCCCGTGAGCACGTTGTAGTAGGCCTGCCGACTGGTGGTCGGCGACGTCGGGACGTTGATGATCACCGCACCGTTCCAGTAGACCATCTGCCACCCCGGCAGACCGCCGTACGTGGCCACTGCCCGCTTCAGGGTGGGCGAGATCTTGCCGAAGGGGCCGATGGCCATTGCATCCATCGCGATGCCGGTCAGCGCGGCTGACAGTGGCACCAAGCCCATCATCGTCATAATCGCCAGCTGACCGCCGATGCTGACGAGGCACCGCCGTCCCATTGGCGGCGGCATTCTGAAGTTCCCGACCTTGGTGAAGGTCGTCGACGGATCGCCGGAGTAGATCACCACCTCGCCGGTCGACATGACGAAGACCGTGTGGTCGTCAGGACCAGCGCCGCCGTCCTCCGTATACGCCCCGATCGCCATGCAGTAGCCGCCGGCGACGACCTGGGAGAGCTGGAACGCGGTCAGCGCCCCGGTGATGCCGCCGAGTGGTCCGTACCAGACATCGGCCGATCCACCCTCGCAGAACCATAGCCTGTTGCGGACCTTGGCGATGTTGGCGAGGAGGGCCAGGGATGAGGGCCCGGTGAAGCCGGTCCCCGCGGTGACGGTGCCGTCGTAAGTGAACGGTATCTCGCCCAGGGCTACCCCGATCAGTCTGCCGCCGTAGTTCTCCATGATGAGGCGCGGATTGACCGTGAAGTTCGCGTCGGAGAGCTTCACCGGCGCGCCGGAATCCCAGCGCCAGATGTCGCCGTCGTGGATGCCGATGAGGTGCAGCGCGGTCTGCCCCTCGTACGCATAGAGCGAGGTGACCGACGCCGCGATGGCACTGGTCGAGAAGGCGGTATGCCCCTTGCGGCCGATCACCGCGTTCCCCTCCGGAACGAGATTGATGAGCCGCCGCGCTTCGTACGGCTGCAGCGACGACAGACCCTCGCGCGTGTTCATTCCGCCGTAGGGAGCCGGGAACGCGCTGCCCTCGGCCGACTCAACGCCAGTGTAGGCCGATGTATCGCTCATCGCGTCTCACCCGCTGTTGAGCAAGGATTGCAGCGTCATCACCCGGCAGCCCTGCGATACGTTCGTCGTCTGCTGGGTCTCGTTCGCCCACATGCAGGTGATGACCGTGCCGCAGACGTACTCGGCGGTGAACTGCGGCGGCTTCTTCATCCGCTCGTGGAAGCGGATCTCGCGATCAGCCAGAGCGCCGCAGGCTGGGCAGAGCGCTGGCAGCATCATGGAGCCGAAGACCAGCGCAGGCCTGCCCATCGGCTGTGGTTCCGCCGGAGCATCGGGCTCGTCCTTCAGGTCGGGCGTCGACAAGTCCTCGACCCTCATAGCCCTGCTCCAGTCGCGGGAATGTTGCCCTCCATCGCGACGTCGTAGGCGACCGGGGAGGGCGAGAAGTCGAGCACGCCGCCGCCGTTATCGGCAGTCAGCAGCGTATCGCGCAGCGCGTCCGCCTCCGCCTTCTCCGGCTCCCACTCCAGCCGCGAGGCCTTGCGGAAGCGCCACTTGAGGTCCAGCGCGATCAGATTGTCGTCGATCAGCGGATGGTCGGCGTCGTTGAGGAAGTACTCGGCGTCGCCGTCTCCATCCTCGTTGTCGTCGACGAAGTACTTCGAGTAGTAGGTGTAGCTGATCGTCTCGACCGCCGTCGGCGTCGGGTAGATCTGCAGCGCGTGCCCCCGGTAGATGCGGATGCGCTTGTTGAAGACCGAGACCCACTGGCCCCGGTTCAGCGCAGCCCAGAAGGCACTGCTGACCGTGCCCCCGATCGGCTCCTCACCCGTGTTGTTCCACTGGGTCATCTGAGCGAACACGTGGAAGTCCTCGGGCAGCTCGTAAGAGGCCACGCCGACCTCGGTGGGGAAGCTATAGTCGAGCCGGAGCGCGTTCCAGCGATAGGTCAGCGCCATATCCCGGCCGGCGCGGTTAGCGAACCTGAGCGCCCGCTTGGCGATCAGGCTCTTGTTGCCGACGAAGCTCGAGGGCACGGCAATGCCGCTGATCTCCTCGATGGCCATCTGGCAGATGTCGCGAAGATTCAGCGTCATGGCTTATGCAGCCTCCTCCTGCTCGGCGGGGACGATCGGCGTCGAGGTCTTCGCCTGCGGCTTACGCTTCGGCTTCGGCCTCACGTAGCGCTTCTTCGCCACCGGCTTCGTCTGCTCCGGAGGCTCGGCCCTGCGCTCGTGCATGCCCTGCCGGATCACCTTGTCGATCGCTTCCTTCAGCACACTCTGCGCCTTGTTGCGATTGGTGCGCCAACCGAACCCCAGTCCCTGACAGCGCGCGTCGTCGAGGCCGGCGAGCTGCTCGACAACGTGGATGCCATTGAGATTGAGGAAGATGACCTGCTCCTCGGTCAGGAACGACAGCTCCTTGAGCGGCATCCCCTCGACCCGCGCCTCCTCGCCTTGGAACGCCTTCCAGGCTTCAGGGAAGCGCTTGCGCAACGCCATCTCGTTGTACGACTTCATCGGCGTGAAGCCATTGTCGGTCGACCCCGCGACCTTGTGCTCAAGCGCGATGATCTCGCGCGTGATCTCCATGTCAGCCTCAACCGACTCCGGGATGTTGTCGCGCTCCATGTAGAGGAAGCGCCCGATCACCTGTGGGCTATCGATCGACGGGAACCACTTCTCGTTGACCATCCGAATCTTACCCAGTCTCATCACACTCTCCCTGTTGAGGTGCGGCTGGAGCGGGCATGATTGCCCGCCCCCGAACACCTCAGGTGCTTGTCAGCCGATGCGGACCTCGACGTCGGTGCCGCTCTTGGTCGCGCTCTGGGTCATCACGACAGCGCCCGTCTTCGCGTCGATGCGAGACACCGCGGTGCCTGCCGTGATGCCGTCGCCGGAGACGCTCATGCCCTCAACGACACCGTTGATGTCGTCCTTGGTCTTCAGCGTCACCGAGTGCTCCTGCAGTTCGGCCTTGACCGTGCGGGCTGCTGGCGCGGCAGCTTCCTCGGGCTCCTCACCAGCTCCAGGCTCGTCCGCCTCTTCCTCCTCATCACCCGTCCGGATCTCAGCCTTGGGTGTCGAGACGGATGACTTGGAGACGCTCTTGGGCTCGTCATCGTCGTCGTCGTAGGTGGACTTCTTGGCCATCGCTTCACTCTCCTCTATTCGGCAGCGATCCGCGCCGCCTCCGGTCGTGTACGAACGAACCATGTGAAGTTGTCGCCCAGCTCGAGCGTCAGCCTGTAGGACCGCGCGATGAACTCGTCGACCGCTCGGGTAACGCCGAAGCCCGGCAGCTCGTTGCCATAGTCGTGGCCGCAGAGCAGTCCGTCCGGCTTCACCTTCGCCGCCCAGACAGTTATGTCGTCCATGCAGCTCTGATAGGCATGGTCAGCGTCGATGAAGACGAAGTCGAGCGAGGCGTCGGGGATTCCCTTGACAGATTCCAGCGACGGCTTGCGGATTATCTTGACACGCTCCCCAGCGAACTCGACCCGCCGCTTCGCCATCTCGTAGCAGGCGTCCTGCTGTTCCTGCGTCATGTCGGCGTGGAAGTCTTCCTTGTTCACCATGTGATCGCCGGGAGCCCACGGGTCGACCATGATCAGCGAGAGATCTGGGCGCTGCAGGAGCCGCTCCGATAGGTCTCCCCCGAACACCCCGACCTCGACGCCGGTCACCGGGCCCGCCGGCAGCCGACTCAGGATCGCCTGCGCCCTGCGATCGGCCGCAGTCGGTTGCGGGTTGGCGGAGATCGACCTCGCGATGTGCGGCAGCAGTCCATCGCCAGCCACGGTGATCACCTCAACCCCGTAGTCCTCCATCAGGTCGTGGCAGAGCCCCGGGAACTCCTGCGCCTGCTGCACCATCCACGGCGCGGCGCGCCACCTCGTGCCGTCCTCCTCGAGCACGTCGACGACCAGATCGGCGTCGTTGACCGGCTGAATGTAGGCGTGGTGATTGTGCTCGCCGACACTCGAATCGTAGCCGTAGAGGTGCTCGAACTTGAACCCCATCACCGCGGCGATCACCATGGCCGACAGGCCGACGGTCGAGCCGCCACCGATCCGCATCGCGCCCTTGGGCAGGTATTGCTCAACCCCGGGCGCATCGGAATGCCAGAGCCTGACGATGGTGTTGGCGGCGTCGAGCTTCCACAGCAGCTTCGGGTCGACCTGCGACGCCATCAGGTGGACGGTCAGCATCTCCGGCTGGTCGAGCAGGAACCTGATGCTCTCCGGCTTGGCGTCGACGATAACGTGATAATCCACCGGAATCTCGCGTGATTGGCACCAGCTGGCCGCTCCGTTGAGCGCGAACACCTTCTGGCCCAGCTCGACCCGCCACTTGATCTCATCGACCTTCTCATTGATCGACGGACCGCCGCCGATGATCACCGCGTGCCCGTCGTGCATCGCAGCTGCCTCAAGCTGCGGGTAGCCGAACTTCAGGTTCGCAGTGACATTGGCGTGGAGCTGCTCGATCGCGGTGTTGCACATCGAGTCGAGATCGGCACGGGTCAGACCGCCGACCTTCCACACCTCAGGCACCCAGCCCTTCCTCACCTCGTGCGGCCGCGGGTGACCGTGGAAGCAGACGACGCTCGCCTTCTCCGGGATCTTGCCGCCGGTCGCCTTGTAGCTGACGAACGCGCCCGGGAAGACGTCTTGCAGGACGTCATACTTCCCAATGTGCCGCTCGACGTGCTGCTGAATCCAGACCTGATCGCCGCCGTCCACCTCAGGCCGACCGGCCCAGACGTACTCGTTCCAGATGAACTCACCGAACCCGGCAGGCCACAACATCACCGCCGACTGGAGCTGCCCGGGGTAGAGGAAGTCCCCACAGGCAGCGAACATCCCCTCGTACTTCACGATCTCGTCGAGCCGGCCGGTGATCAGCGTGTCGAGGTCGAGGTAGACGATGCGATCGCCGGGATCGAACAGCCCGGGCCTGAACAGCGCGATCTTGTTGAACCACCCCCTCAGCCCAATGCCGGGGAGCGGGAAGAGGTGGATGCGCTCGTGGTACTCAGCGCTCTTGTGCCTGTTCTCGTAGTCGTCGGTGAAGCAGAGGAACTCGCCCTCTAATCCGCCCGGCAGGTTCCGGCTGACCATGTCGAAGAGCTTGTTGACGTACTCGATACCGCGGCCTTGGTAGTTGGCGGCATTGACACACACGACACGAAGCATTGCAGGCTCCTAGGGTGATTGGAGACCCGGCGGGAGAGGAATCGCTGAATAACCCTCCCGCCGGAGCCCGTCGCACTTCAGTCCGACTATGGAGCGGACTGCAGGTGCGGACGCTGGAGATTCACCACAGCAGTAGACGTAGTCGAGGTGACCGTCGTCAAGCTGGTGAAGCGAGCGCCGAGAATACGCCGCGACGCGACCGAGGTCTGCATGATGCGTCCGGCGGTGGCCGACAGGAAGACGGACTTGTTGCCCGCGCTGTCGAACTTGACCGCAGTCTTCTTGATCACCGCATCGCCACTGATCTGCAGCCACCCGTACTTGGTGATCGCATCGAGCAACGACACGAAGACGCCCACCGGGGAGCCGGCATAGACGACGCCGGAGGTCGCGGTGAGGATGGTGAGGCCGTTCGAAGAGTTGTACATGGCGACGAGGCCGACGAGGCCTCCCGACACGCCCTTCACATAGATGAACTCACCCGCCCCGTAGGTGTCATGGAGTCCGTCCACGATCTTGCCCCACGGGTGACGCTGTACCGTCTCGACGGTCTCGATCTGCTGAGCGCCGGCGGCCTGTCCTGAGAGATTCCAAGGCATCGCAATTCCCTTCACGGTTGGAGAAGCCCCCGAGCCGCAGCTCGCTGGTCCGATGAGTTCACTCCAGTAAGATCAGCTCGGGGGAAGTCGGCAGGGCCGGGAGGCTCTGCCCTACGCGGTTACGCAGTGATGACGCCGCAGAGCGACGGGTTCGACGTGGTCATGTTGCCCTTCCAGTAGAGCGGCACGATCGTCGCGTCCTGGTTGGTGGGCACCTTGTCGTCCATGGTGACGAAGTTGTAGTCGCTGTGCGGGCGGTAGTGGACGTAGTCGGTGTTCAGCCCGTACATGTGCGACGCCGGAGCGTTGGCGTCGAAGACCACCTGAGCGCCGCCGCCCATGAACTCCAGCTGACGGAAGCCCGCCGAGGCGGTGTCGTCCTTGCTGAAGCGCTGGTTGGCCTGAAGGCTCTCGAGGTAGTAGCGGAAGAAGATCGCGTCCGCCACGAACAGGTCGAGCATGTCCTTGCCGCGGACCGTGTTGATCCACAGCTGGTTCATTGCCGACTGGATGGTCGTGTTGCTCGGAGTGATCGTCAGGTCCGAGAAGTCGTACATCTGGTTCGACCACCACGCCTGCTCGGCGCGGTTGATGCCACCGACGGTGCCGGTCGACGGAATGTCAGCGATGAGGTGCTGCAGTCCGCCAATCGACTTCCCGGCGTTCTCGGTGTTCGAGTAGAACAGCGCTGCAGCGACCGCGTTGTTGATCGAGATCTCTGCCGCCCTGATCTTGCTCGTGACGAGCTTGTGGACCGACTCCTTGGTCCCGCTGTTCTGGGCCTTCTCAAGCCCGCTCATCACGACGTTGGCGTTCAGCTCCTTCCAGTCGAAGTAGGCGCTGGTCGCCACATCGGACGCGCCGATGTTCAGTTCCTCGAGCCCGCTGTACCACTTGATCGTCGAGTTCTCCCCGTAGAGGAGGTTCTCCAAGATCTTGACGCCACCACCGACTGACTCAGTGTTCCCCTTCCGCTTCAGGCGGAGGAGCAGCACGTTGTTGTTGGTGATGTTGTCGGCCAGTTCGGAGCTGTAGTGATCCATCGTGTGGGTCACAATCTCAGTGTAGGTAGTCGATGGAATGGTCATCCCATTCGTCCTCTAGCGTTGTCCGCTAGGTGACGCCGACATCCTCCATGGCACGGGAGACGAAGTCCTTCAGCGCTCCCTTCTCAGGCTTAGGTTCGCCCGAGGGGATCTTGGATTGGACCGGCGGCTTGGCGTCCATAGCCCTGCTCACGTCGCTCTTCTTCCTCGCAGCAGCAGCCTTGCGGGCAGCCTCGATGTCGACGAGCTGCTGACGCAACTCGGGATCCCATGCGACCGCGGCATCGTAAGCCGACTTCAGTCGCTCCATGGGGTCTTCGACCTCGCGGAACATGCCAGCCATGAGGATCTCGGTCATCCGGTCCTCGACCTTGACGAAGTGCGGATAAGTCGCCTCGCCCTTGTCGTCGGCCGCTGACCGGAATCGCTCGATCACGCTCTTAGCCTGCCGCTCGACGGCGACAGTCTGTTCGCGCTGCACCTGCTTCTCACGCTTCTGTTGTTCGTTCACCCAGCCCGAGAGATGTTCGACGACACCTCGCAGCTGTTGAATCTGAGGGTCGACTGCACCGTTCCCGGGCTGCGGCTGGGGACGTGCCCCCGGCTGCGGCTGCGGTTGCGGTTGTCTCGCCCCGGCGATCTCTGGCCAGATGTCGGTCGGTCGCAAGTTGGCGGCCTTCGCGAACCACCGAAGATAGTTCTTGGGTTGGCTGAGCGCGTAGTCCTGATACTCGAGGAGGCGCTTGAATCCCTGCACCTCGTCGAGACCAGCCTCTCGCAGCTGCTCCCTGTGATCGTCGGTGATCAGCGATCGGACGTTCTGTGCGAAGCGTCGATCGTGAGCCAGTTCAGTTGTCTTGCGGGTGTAGTCGGCCTCCTGAGACTTGGCCAGATCGAGCACGATGCTCTTGGCTGTGTCAGGTAGCTGGGCGAACTTCGCCTTCTTGGCAGCATCCCACTGGGTGGGCGCGGCGAATTGCGATGCAGGCTGAGTGGTCTCTCCCACCTGCTTGTCGCTCTCCTCCTCGTCCTCCGCGGCAGGCCTTGCCTCGGCGCTTGGTTCTCCCCTCGTCTTCCCCGCGGCAGGCGTCTCCGCAGAGGGCTCGCCTTCCTCCTCGAGCCCGACCTCCTTGAAGGCGGACGCGATCGCGTCGGCTAGTCCCCTGCCTGACTCCTGCTGTTCACCACCGGCTTGATCCGTCGAGGATTGCTCGGTGTGGTCAATTCCAGACATTACGTTGGTCTCCTCGGTTATGGGCGAGGGATCATCCCAGCACCCGCTGCAGCGCCTCGTACGCGGCCCGCTCGATCTTCCTCTCGTCGATCTTCGGCTCGCGCTTGGAGACGTCGTAGTCCTCGGCCTTGAGGTCAGTGCCGACCTGCCGGGTGCCGGTGCGC